GTTCTGAGATACGCGGGCGCGGTGCATCTCGAATGCCGGGGCCATAAATGGCCGGGCTGTGCGGCGGATGGATTTTCCGCCGTATTCCACAATATGCGCGTAATAGGCGGACGTGCCGCGCTTCTTGCCTTCGCCCCTGTAGTTAACGCCAATCAGCGCAGTAGTAGGGAACCGGCTGTCGTTCTTGCGGATGAATCCAATCTGACTGCGAAGCAAGCCCGATGCAACTGGCACACGGGCGCGGGCGCTGGCTACAATAACCTTAGATTCTTGTCGCACAATTCGCCCCACAACCTTATCGGCGGCGCGGTCCTTGACCTTGCGCAGGTTTTCGACTATCAGCCCGACACCTTCGATTTTAAAATCTATCATACCTGTCGGGTTGCGTCAAGTTCAAGGTAAGCGCGGCGGTTCACTTCGCGCACGTTCTTAATGTCGTATGTTACGCCCTCGTATTGCAGGCGGTCGGCGGCGTTTACGCCGGATATCCATCGGATTACGAAGGTCGTTTTATTCTCAGCCTCCAGCTTGTCGCCGTTGGTGCGCTCGCTTGCGCGTTCGGGCTTGATGCTGGTCGGCACCCGGTCAGCGTAGGTTGTCCATGTCTTCACCCCTTCGCCGATAGCGTTTTGCGTTGTTGTGAACCGCTGCAAGGTTAGCTGTCTGTCCATCCGTCCGGGGTTCATACGAAGCGTTGAAGTTTGTAAGGGTTCAACAGAAAGTCCGAGCCGCGTGAAAGGGTTCCGAGGGTGCCGGCTGTGATGTTTTTCCGCTCTTCGTAAAGGTCGGTAAGATTCAGCAGCACAGCGGCACGAATAGCGCCGGGAAGTGTGCCGGGTACCCATCCCATCTGCGTGTTGTATTGCACCCCATCAATCCGGTCTTCGTAGGTATTGGGTAGCGTCGTTTCGTCGTTCCATCGCAGCACAAGCCCGGTTTCGTGGGCCTTGCTTGCGTAATTGGAACTGGCAAACGTGGTTAGTACGTTGGTGTTTTCCGCGTAGTATTTCACGGAATCCAGGGAAACGAACCGGCCCGGGAAATCAAGGTCGGCATTAATCCATGTGTAGGACGTAAACTGCACGTTGGTCAGCCGGATCGGATAGCCGACGTAATTTTCGCAAACGTCAAAAGCCGCATCGAGAATAGCCGCGATATATCCATCTTCGTCTGTGTTGATTAAACGCAGATGGTCTTTGCAGTCCTGTAGGGAGATGTAAGCGGACGCGGGCTGAATTGTATTTACGATGCGGCGGTGCATGGTTATCGTTTGCGCTGAGGCTTGGCGGTTGCGGTTTCGGCTTTCGGTTTGGCGGTGGCGGTTTCGGTCGTGGCAGGTTCGCTGTAATGTTCAGCAGCGCCGGCGTCGATAAGCAGCTGCGCCCGCTTCGCTTCAAGCTCGCACACTTCGCCGACGCTGTAACAGCAGTCGTATGCGGCGGGGTTACTTATCCATTTGATTTTCAGGGTCTGCATTGGTTTGGTTTTTTTGAACCCGTGCCAAAATGGGTCGGGTTCGATTGGCTCCCGGAAAGCGCAGTTAAGGCCATCCGGGATTCCCAAACACACGGCGCGGCTGACTACCACACACCGCGCCGGTGTCGGGGGTTATTGGGGGATTAGGAGGGGTTAGGCAGGGGTGGTAGCGTCGATGTCCTTACAAACCGCGAAGGCTTTAGGCTGAAGAACCAGGGCGTCCACAAAATTGATGAAGTGGAAGCGGTTCAGGCCATTCACCTTCTGAGTGTATGGATCCATCTCAAGGATGGGGTTACCCCAGCTACCGAGGGCAAGCTGGCTGAAGTCACCGAAGATCAGCGCACTAAGGTCGGAGCTGGTGCCTTTGGTCAGAGTGCTGGGCACATTGGTGCTTGCCAACACCGGGAAACCGAGGGGCGATACGCCGGCCTGAGTCACGATGAAGTTGCCTTCTACGCCGCTTGACTGCTTGGGGCGAATCATAGCGTCGGCGTGTACCTGCGGGCTGGTGATGTAAGCCAGGTTCTGCATGGTGGCATTGTTCACCATTGCCTGCTTATAGAGGTTCACCCAGTCAGCATACACCTGGTTAGCGCCATTGGCATTGGTCGCGTTGCTGGCCGCGTTGCCGGCAAAGGTCACGGTTACGTCGCTGTTAGCGATAATGCCGGTAGGCTCGTTGGAACCGCCGCCATTAATGGCCGCACGCTCAAGCGAGGTGGCACCAGCGCGCAGCAGGTAATCCATAACCCAAGCTTCCAGGGGGTTGCTTGACTGAAGCAGGATCTGGTCGGACACGTCGATGTAGGCACCGAGGCGCTTTGCGCTCAAAGTACGGTTTGCCCAAGTCTGGGTGCTTTCGGCTGCTGCGTCAACTTCGCCTTCCCATGTAGCCACGGGAGCGGTGGTGTTGGCAGGGAAGCGCAGGTTGCCGACAAGGCCGTCGAACATCTGCACGCCAAGCTGCGAAAGAATCATGTAAGACTCAAGCGCATTCAGGATGCCGCCCACGTTGGTGGCAACGTTTCCGCCGCCTTCGGTGATGCCGCTTCCACCGCTTACGGTGATGTCGCGCTTTTCAGACTTCGCGGCGCGGCGATTGATCAGCCATGCGGGCAGGGTTACGCCGGTTGTGCTGGCGGTCAATCCGGCACGCATATTCTGCTCGCGTGCTTCGTCGGCCAATTCCTTTTCCAGACCTGAAACCGCGCTGCGGCTGCTCAGCTCGGTCATGGTCTTAATCATGCTGAAGCGCTTGCTGAGTTTGTCCTGTTCACGGGCTTCGCCGGTGCCGGTGGTGTGTACCACAGGTACGGCGGCAAGGCTGCGCTGGGTAGCTTCCAGGGTGGCAATCTCGCCAGCCAGCTTTTCAACGTCGCTGTTGATTTCGCTCATGCGGGCAATCTGTTCGTCGCTCAGGCTTTCGGCCTTAGACAGGGTCAGCAATTCGGCACGCAAGGCGGCCAATGCTTCCCGCTTTTCTTTCAATTGTTTCATCGTTTATTCTGTTGAATGTTTTTTACAAGGTCTTAGCAATGATGCCGGCAAGGTCGCGGCGGGCGTTGCGTTGTTTTGCAAGTTCGGCGGCGGCGGCTTCGGTCTGCGCTTCGCGTTCTGCGATAATTGCGTCGCGCTCCTGGCGGATAGCTTCAGCGTCGCGACTGCCTACGCTGGTACCGCTGTAGGCCGGGTAGGTTACGGGGCTAACGTCGTACAATTCCTTCATGCGAAGGATACGGCGCGTGCCTTCCTGCCCGTACTTGTCCGACCATACCCACTGCACGCCGTTTGTGATAAATGCAAAGCTGCTCTGCGTTATGTCGCCGCGCTGGATTGAACGCACAACCGAGACGTGCTCAGGGTTGGACGGGTCGGGTACGAAGCTATACGCAAGGTGTCCCTCATCGTTTACCCATACCTTCGCGGTGCCGGCGGCGGTGCGTCCGAGGATGCGGTTTGGGTCATGGTTGAACAGGGCGCGGATGTCGGAAAAAGTCAGCGCGTCATCGAATGCGCCGGGCGCAATCTCTTCTTCGAACCAGCCGATATCGGTGCGTTGGTTTACCACGGCAGCAATGCCGGTTACCTCGGTCGGGAAATCTGCGCCGTCTGCCATTCGCAATTCTACCGTTCCGGTGAACGTGCGGCGCTCTATATTTTGTTCAGTTGTTTTGCTCATGTCTTAGTTGTTGCCGTCGGGGTTATTGGTCTGCGCCTCGGCTTGCGGGGCTGCGTCAATCTTGGATTGAATCCACGGGCGCATCATGTCGGACGGTACGAGGTTGCTTTCTGTGTAAGTTGTTTCGCCGCCGGTCATGGGGTTGAAGTCTTCCAGGCTGCGGGCTTCGTTGGGTGAAAGCCAGCCGCCACGGATGCCCATATTGTAGTATTCGGCGCGGCTCTTTGCGTCGGCCCTGAGCAGGCTGTTAAATACGAATTTGAAATAGTAGGTGCCTTTCTCGGCTTCCGTGGTCAGCTTGCGGCGAAGCTCCTGCTCCATCATCGTGACAGTCGGGAGAATTGTCTGCGTGTAGAAGTCCTGCGCCTGCTGTTCAACTGAGGATTTGATGCCGCTGGAATCCGCGCCGATCATGTAGGCGGGAACGCCAAACATACGGGCAATATCTTCAGCGCCGTATTTGCGGGCTGCGATAAATTCGGCTTCCTGTGGCGAAAGGTTCAGCTGCTCAAGGTCGGTGCCGTCGGGCAGCACGGTAACCGGGTCGTTGCCTTCCAGGACGTTGATGAATGTCTGCTTCGTTTTCTGCGCGGCTTCCACGGACGGCTGTGCGCCCTTCCACTTAATGGCCCACTTCAGGCTCGCGTTTTTGCCATAGAAGCGGGCGGTGCTGCGTTCAGCGCCTATGGTAATGCCGAGGCTATTCGCGTGAAGCTGGATGGGGTTCAGGCCGGTAGTCAGGTCGTCGGCCGTCATGCCGCGAAAATGTACCATGTCGATTCCGGCGATAGGTTCGTCGCGGCCTTCGATGTGGTACAGAATACCCGTAGGGGTCAGCTGCGCCTTAACGCGCTTAGTCGGGATGGGGTTTAGTTCAACGGGGCGCTGGGTTGTGGGGTCGCGGGTAATGACCGCGTAGGCGTTGCCGGTCAGCTTAAGCTGCATGGCCATCCATTGCACAAACTCGTATCGGGTCTGCGCCTCGTTGGGTTCGTTGATGAGGTAGGATAGCGGGTGTGCGTTATCTACGAATTTGGAGCCGTCGGTATTAGTGCCGTAAAATCTTAGCGGCATGCTTGCCACAGATTCTGCGATCACCCGGACGCACGCATGAACCGCAGCCAATGACAGCGCGGCTTGTTGGTTTACGCGTACACCCTCGCCGGTCCCACCCGTGACGGAGCGTATAGCGTCGATAAGCCATTGCGTAGGGGCCGCAAGCGAAGAGCGCCGCTCCTGAGTCAGGGCAGCAGCGCGGGTAATAGTTAGCCCCAGCAATCGCACGGGGCAATATTATTGCACCCGTGTTTATCTTTATGTAAACAAAGTTTACTTTTTTACTTTGGCGGATGGAAGAAAGGCTGCGCCAAGCACTCTGCAAAGTATTCTCCGACCTGCGTCCAGTGCCGGTCAAATGGTGTAGTTCGCTCGCTGTGTGAATAGCGCGCAATAAGGTAGCGGTCGGGTGTTTGGCTGTCCCAAAATATAGCCCATTGGCCGGGCTGAAGGTCGGGGCGGATGTAGTCGCCTTGTTGGTTTTGCATCGTTTGCCTGATTTCAGCAAGGTGATAGTGACCGGGGCAGGACTCCAACCTGCGACCCCAACGGCTCTAAGCAACTGAGCTACCCGGTCAAGTGCCGGTCTTTCCCGGCTGTCAGTCAATCACACCCCTTTGTTTCATGCGGCACACAAAAACTCAGCCGCTCCGCGAATCTCTCGCGGCAGCATTCAGGGTTATCTTGCGCGGCGGCTGCGCCATACC